TTTCTGAACAGTGGGAGTTGAGTTTCAAGTCGATCCAAAAGGTCGAGAAAAACTGTTGTGAGGGGTGTGAACCTCGCTTCTCGCATCGTCTCAACGAGTGGCTCTCTCAGAGGTTCCAGCCGGTGGATGTCGATGACACTCACCTTCAGAACTTCCGGCGCGCCTTTCGAGGAAACGTGGAGAAGGGCTGGGATCAGAGAAGACGGCCGTTCATCCCGAACGGTAACGCGACTCTGTCGTTTAAACGTCGTGAGGCGGGGAATTGGAATGAGGAGCCCTTTTCGGAGGACTGCCGCATTGCCCTTGTTTTCTCCTCGGGGAAACCTCGGGTGGTAACGTTATACTCAGCTGGGAACACAGAGCTCTTAGCGCCGTTGCACTATTCCTTGTACGAAACTCTGCAGAGGAAGGGATGGCTCCTTGTAGGTGACCCCACCGAAAAGGACATAAGAAAGTTGACCGGTACACGGTACCTCTCTTTTGATTATCAGTCGGCCACTGATATGATAAAGACCGCTTACGTTGAAGCGGCAGTTGACATTCTTATCGATCAGGCGACCTCTTTGTCCGATGATGAGATCCGAGCTCTACGGGTTTTATCTGCCTTGCGCATTGAGGGTAGGGATGGCGTGGCGACACGGGGCCAGCCAATGGGCTCTGTTATGTCGTTTCCCCTTTTGTGTCTGATCAACAAGACGATCGTTGATCTGGCCCTAACGGACCTACTTGTGGGGAAGGAGATTTCGTTCCGGGAGTGGTCGTCGCACCCGTGTTTGATCAACGGGGACGACCTGCTTACGCGGGAAGTCCGATCTGGAACGAATCTCCGTGAGGCTATTACCATAAATGGCGGTCATGTTGGCATGGTCGTCAATCAAGAAAAGACGATGGAACATAGCCAAAAGGCGGAGATAAACTCAACGCTTTTTGATGGGTGCAAGTCTGTCAAGAAGCTCAATGCCTCGGCTCTCTGGATGAAGCCGGATGTGGATGATGTTCTCGGTTTGGCAGCCGAGGCTACGTTGGACGTGAAGTCGTTTCTTAAGGTGGCGCGTGCCAATGCGCATATCCTGTCCAAACAACAAGATAAGAAACTTTATCGGCTTCCACCCGCATATCAGAAAGCTTGTCGGCTGGATCGTAAGATCCGGAGGGCTTGCACGGCTCTTCCAGAGGGTCTTCGACCCGAGGAAAGGGGTGTTATTCCTATGGCTGAAATGCCGGAGGGGTATCATCTCTCGAGGGAAGAAGAGTATGATGCCATGGTTAGCGAGGTTAACCGAGTGAGGGATCGGGCTAAGGTCCGGTTTTCCGAAAGGAAAGTGAGTTTTCGGACTCGCGCCAAGCAAGGAGCACAGAGCTACTCCCGTGCGCGTCGTGCACCGATGGTAAGTCAGCGTGACTTGATACCACTTTGTTACGCAGACCGCTTTTATCTCAAAAAGTGGGAGGATATAGTTGAGCCTCTGGTTGAGCTCGACCTCTATGAGGACACGCCGTTTGACTGTTCTCATATTGACCACCTAGTGGATATAATCCGGACTAAGCAATTAGTTAACAGATCGCACCCTGGTACGACTGAAGCCTTGGCTGATTTCGTGAGTGTGGTCTGTTAAGGCCAGACCATTCCGAGAGAATGGAGTTAGTCACGCGAAAGCGTGCGGGTCAGTACCAGCTG